CATTTGCTTGGGTTTCAATTATTCGAAAATGATGATATCCGGATTCAGAACTTTGGTTTAAATCCGTTATATCTCAATGCTCATACACAGCATTGGTTTCTTGACACATTTCCAAAACAAACACCCATAAAACCACAAGTCAAGTGGCAGCATGAACGTATTCGTTGGATTGATTCATTTTTGGATCCACGTGTTGATGATGAAGAAGATTTTCCACGTGTTGTTCAAATGGAGGATGAAGATAAGTTTGAGGTTCAGATGATGTCAGCTCCCCAACCACAAGATACAACTCTTGTGTTGGAAATAGCACCTTGTATTGGTTCAGGAGAACATCTTGAACCTGGAGGTCGCGTTTGGGGACCTGGTGATAATCTGATGGAACTTACAAAGAGATATGAGCCAATATGGAATACTGGTAGTGCTTTTACCAGTACAGAGCAATCAATTAAGACTCGTTGTCTTATTTGGCCAAATACGGAGGTAAATGGCCAAACCTTTTCTACTGTTCAATATTTAGCAAGGGCTTTTGCTTTTTATTATGGTGGATATCGGTTCAAAAGTGATGTTGCTCAATTTGGAACTGTCTCTTGGTGTCCTCAGTGGTATTTTCCAGGAATGAATGAACAGCGTAATTGGTTGGAGAATTATGCTCGTTATGTTGATGCTGCTGCTGGCCCAAAGATCCCTGTCACACTCGGGGGACCTATGGTGCGTGTTATAAATTCGGGTGTATCCATGTGGAATATCAATCCATGGGCTGATGTGCAATTTTGGCGGGTCCCTCTCAACGAGACTATGAATGATCCAGATGTTGAAGTACCTTATCTTGATAATGGGAAAATTACCTGGACTTTTGGATCCGCAGTGCAGTCAGCTTCGAGGTTTTGGTTTTCATGTGATGAAGCGATGGGATTTGGGTGTTTGCGTGAGATTCCACCGCTTAAGATGTCATATATTCCTCCTGGTGCAGATGAGCGAAAACATTATGAAGACCGTTCCCTTCGGGGTCAATCAGGTTTTCTTTCAGCCGATGCAAGTGCAAAATTGGCTAATGTTTTTGCTGAGGCAGCAGATGAACCGGAGGTTGAAATAGTTGCTGGGGTGGCAGATGCAGCAGCAACTGATGGTGGAGCTGAGTCTGGAAATGTTCCACAAAATGTGCCAAGTGTTTCACGATATGGTATTGAGGATTGTCAATATTCTATTCAGGATTTGGC